CAACTTTTACATCTTCAGTTTTAAATGCAGGAAATGGATAATCAAATATTAAATCTGACCCATTTGCTGTATGAGTTTTATAAGTTGTAGCCATCAATCATGTTGTAAGTTGTTATGGCGGGTGTGTTTATTTGTTTACGTTTAAAATTGCATCTATTGTTTGTTTGTTTGCTTTATAGTTTCTTATCTTGTTTTGCTTTTCTTCTTCCATTAACTCTTTAACATCTATATCTTTTCTTATCTTTGCCCAAGCTTTTTTCTTTGCTCGTTCAAAGACTCTATGAATCCTGTCGTAATGAGGGAAGGAACGTGGTTCTAAATCTTGTCCTCCATTCTTACGTTGCCATTCCATACGTGCTATTGATATCAGCATAGAATCCTGACCAGCCATTTTATTAAACATAGCTTCTAGATTCTGATCACCTATAGCTTTCTGATATAAAGATCTAACCCTTGGGCTATTACTTAAATCTGTACCATCTGGAGCATAGTAAGTAGCAGTTCTTAAATCGTATCCACTGTTAAAGAGCATCGCTCTGCCAGGTGAATAGTCTAAATTAAATTGAACTGGACTAAACATATTAAACATACGAGTAGGGAAGTTATGATCTTTAATCGGTTTCCCAGTAAGTAGATCGTATTTAATTGGTAGTGGTTCACTAGCTATGTTTTCAGTAATAAGGTTTCTATTTCTTATTGAACTCCCAATGTCTGATCCAAGTTCCCTTGTATAAGGTGTAAGTAACTTACCTATCTCATTTCTTAAACTAGATAGAGGTAGTGTGTTATTAGCTAATGAGGAAATTATCCGGTTCTGTTGCCCAGGAGCACCAGAGAATAAATCAACAAATGATTGCAGACCTGCTAAATATGACTTACTTGTAATAGTAGATGCTAAAGCCATACTTAATTTAAGATACCTATCTTCAGCCCACTCTTCTCCCATCATTTCCATATGATCACCAATATCACCTACTAAGGTAAGTATTTGGTTATATGGTTCAAATGAGTCATAACTAACCCAAGCATCTCCAATCTTAATTGTTCTAGGCTTCCATCCAGAATCCAACCATGATTGTCGTTTCTGTCTATCAGTAGGACCATTTCCATGTAAGCCTCCATTTAGGAAAGCCATGCTTGCCATAGTTATAGCTGCACTACCCATAGCTAAACGTCCGCTTTGAACTGCCTTAGCAGCCATTAAACTGGCATCATCTGTAATGCCATAATTTTTAAGATGGGTTAAATTAGTACCAGGTTTCGTAAATGCAATTTGATTCCATTCATCAACTAAAAAGTTGAAGCCAGGAGTATGTTTAGCAGTTAATTGAAGTCCATTAATACCTGTTCTTGCAAATAGAAAAAATGGTCTAGCCCAAGGAGTTGAGTTGAAAGCAGATTCAAGTTTTCCAGCGAATCCACTTAAGTCCTGAGTAAGGGTTGCTTCTCTTTTGCTATATGCAGCAGCAGCGTCAGTTAGATTTCCGTCTTTATCAAATATTTGTTTATTAAAAGAGTCTTCGTAACTTTTGAAAAAGGTTTGATCTAAATTAACCATCTTTCCATCAGGCAATTCATCCATTGCTTTTGCGAAAGCTTGCTCTCTTGCTCTTGCTCTACCAATAATTAAACCAAAGGCATCATCAGTAGCTGCCATGATCTTAGTTGAGTAAGTTAAAAACTTATTATCATTAGCTGCTCTAGCTAGGTTAGCTGTCCTAAATAATGCTTTATCTACTTTTGTACCGTTTGTATCAGCCCAGTGACCATACAGCTCCCATTGATCATCTTGCTTAGAACGTTCTACAAAACGAGTTTTGATCGTTGATATATCACCAGCCCAGTAAGCATTAAGTCTCTTTTTAAATAACTCAAATGATTCAGGGACTGCCTCACGCATAGCGTTTAAAGCCGCTAAACCTTGACGTGCTGATCTCCAATCTCCACTTAATGAACTACCTATAGCCATAGCCATAGGTCTAGAGAATGAAGCTGTAGATGTACCCATGATTGCCCTTACAGCAGTCTTAGGACCAGATAAAACACTATGTGTCATCATTGTTCCTAGCTCTCTTGTTAGAGCACCAGGAGTCTTCTCTCCATCTTTAAACGCTCCACCTCTCATCTTCATTCTCATCCATGTATCTAGGTCATCCATATTCCGGATACCATCAGCCATGGATACAGCTTCAAAGATTGTTTTAAATAATTCATCACCACCTTCATCTGGAGCTAATTGCATAGCTACACGAAAAGCGTCAATACTTTCCTGTACCTTTGCATCTACTAAAGCATCCATCTCTTTTGTGGTGGGTCGCTTACCAGGCTTTAGATTGAAGTCTCTAAGCTGTTGTGATACCTCTGCTTTTTGAATAGTTCTTATTCTTAAACCAGCTATAAACTTTTCAACTAATTGCTGTGCTGGTCCTTCTGAGTCACGTAAGCTATATAGGTTTTCGAGTTCTCGTCCAACAATACCTAATGATCTTATCTCTCCAAGAATGGTACCATTGATAATATCAACAGCATGAGACATCTCTGGATTGGTATAGCTATATACGACTTCTCCATCTCTCTTAACATCAGTTACATTATCAGTGATCTTTTTCCAAAACTCTTGAGGTGTGAAGTCTGAGGTAGCTCTACCTTCATATACCTCTTGTGCAAGAGATGCATGTCTACCAAGAGCTTCTTCATATGGAATACCCTGCCTTGCAGCAGTTTCCTTAAGTTGTTTGAAGTAGTTTTCACTTACTCCTCTTCGGTAGATTTTTTCAACAACTTCTCTAGCTAATCCAGAACTTTTAACTACTGAAGTTATTTCTTGGTTAGATAAAACACTTCCTGCTACACCATCTTCAGCACCAAATTCATTTCTAGTTCTGGCTAAACCATCACTAGCTGATTCCATACTATCTGAAGAGAAAGCATTACCTTGATGTGGGTCAGCAATTGGCTTGTTTTTATAAGCATTAAACCCAGGTTGCTTTTTAGCATCCATACCCATCTCACCAACTTGATCTCTAACACTGTCATCTCTGGCTGCTGCCATATCTCTGGTAGTGCCATATTGAATAGAGGCTTTACCAGTCTTAGGATCATATTTTCTGAATGCTACTTTTGCACCTTGACCCATTACATCTAAAACTCCATCAAAGACTGGTCCAAGAGCTATACCTTCAGCCACGTTCTTGAACTTCTTCATCATTGGATGGTCGTGATCCTTAGTCGCTAGTGCAGTATCAAGTAAAGGTATATGACCTTTTAACTGTCCAGACATATTGTCTTCTAAGGAAGTGATAGAAAGTGCGTCAAACTTCATACCACTACCAGCACTTTTTAGTAATCTTTTAGCTGTAACTTCTGTTGGACGTCCTAAAAGTTTGAACTTAGGAGTAACCTTCAAGGTCTGAGTTTTTAATCTTGCTAACCTTGCTAGTTTATTAGTTTTAATTGCTGCTTGAGTACCCTTAGCTAGTGGTGCAACTCCAGGGATAGGAACAAACCAAAGAGATGCGACATGAGTTACGTTCTTAACTAAACCTCCCCACCATGTTTTTGTTTCAATAGGGTTGTCGTCTTTAACGAACCAGTCGTCCCACTCAGGTTTATAATTCTCACCTTCCCTAGCCATCTCTCCATTGAAGTAGTCAAGTACCTGTTCAGGAAGAGTTACGAGTGAAGAAGCAGTCTGTTGTAGACCTTTATACACACCAGTACCAGTATCCTTAACGTAATCCATTAAGGTTGCTGGATCGTTCTCTTCTTCAGATTTAACTTCTACTGGGTTGACTTCTTGTCCGTCTTCCTTTGCTTCACTTTCAACTTTCTGTTTTTCTGCTAGATCAATTTCTACTGTTTGTTTATCGGCAATTGAACCATAGCTCTCGGCTACTTCGTTCAACTTGTCAATATCTAATTCCACATTGTCCATTAATTAACCTCAGTTAATATCGGGGTTTACAAGTATTTTTTTATTAAAGACATCAGTCTTAGCATTTGTTTCTATGTCACCCTGATTATGGATTGCATAAGCTTGAGTAAGACTTGATTTAGTACGTCTTATAAGTAAGTCGATTATTTTATCGTTCTTAAGTAATTCGTTCTCATCTATTTGTACTTCCTCTTCAGTTAAGAATCTAAGTTGAGCCTTAACTAAATCAGCAGGAATTTCATGTAATAGTCTTGATAAGTCAAGATAAGCTGTCGGAATATCTCTAGCCCTCTTGTCTCCCTTAGACCAGTCAACCAACTCCTGTTCATCTACTGTTGTTAAAGAAATCTTTTTCTTTTTCCATTGATTGTTAATCCCTTGGTTATATCCAGATCGAATCATCTGGGTATATTCTGCTCGTTCTTTTGCTTCCTCTGGAGTAGGTTCTACTCTCCATGCTGGAGTTGACCATTTAGTAACAGTAGCGTCATCCTCTATTCCAGCATATAGATATTTCATCGTATTTTCATACGCTTGAGAAGCACTTGCAGTAGCTTTATATTGCTGTTTATATACCCTATTAAATTCTGCTTGTAATCTTGAATGAAGAGTTAACCATGGAATAGATTTATTCTCATCACCTTGAACATTTCCAGCACCTAAATCAGTTAAGGCTAAAAGCTCTTGAGCTATATTAGCTGACTCTAATGTTCCTGCTAATACACCAGGACCAGCAATTTTATCTTTATATTTATCGTAGATTGTATCACTGACATTAGCTAATTGGTAGTCGAATAGTTGATCATCTTGTGAAGCAAGAGCTGATTTTATATGACGTTCTGCTGTCCAGTCATCTATATGACCTTTTAAAGCAGATTTAATTTCTGGAGGTAATACACCTGCATAGTCCTTATCAGCCTTTAACCCTGCTTCAAGTAAGATGTTTTGCTCTTCACTTCTCTCTGGCATGTCAAGAATTAAAGCTACATCACTAGCAACTTTGTTCTTAAACTCAGCTTCTCTCTCTACTCCTGCTTGAACGTGAGCTTCTTGTAATCTAGTTAAAAGGTCACTGGTACCTTTCCCAGACATTAATGTTCTCTTACCACTTCTTCCTTCATATTCATGCATGATGGTTGGTAAGACATCAGGAAATTCAAGATCACCTGACTTAACAAGACCAACTAAATTATCGGCATAAGCTTGTTCTGCTTTAAACCTAGTCGTAGTGTTAGTAACAGCGTAGTCTGCTATCCATTGTTCAGCGTATCTTACAGCCTCTTCTCTATCAGCTTGAACAGTAAAGGTTCTTAGATTATCTTTTTCAGTTGCTTTCCTCTTATCTTTAATAGCTTGTATTGCTTCCCTTCTATTCTCTCTATCATTAACCTCATCGAAAGCATCTATTTCTGGTTTAACAACTTTAGCAACTAGGGCTTCACTAAGACCTCCAAATTGCCCCATAAACTTTAACTTAACAGCAGCCTCAATAGCTTTCTTTTGATGGATGTCACCTTCATCGTAGTAAACCTTTTTACCATCAACTGTTATAGATTCAGTCTCTTTATTCTGTGCTAAGAAAGTAGGATATTGTTTTGCTAAGTTTAAAGCCCAACCTCTAGCAATAATAGTTTGCTCCCATTGAGCTAAGTTACGAAACTCTTGTGCTGTAACAGCATCTGTACTTTTTTCAATCTTATTAGCTTCTTTATTAATAGCTATATGATCGTCAAATAGTTCAACAGAATCGTCTTCAAACCTATTAGATAAATTCTCACCTACTCCAAACATTGCGACACGCAATAGGAGTTCAGCTTCTCTATCTTTTCTAAGCTTCTCTTTTTTCTGTTTTAGATATTGTCCAAGTTTTGAACTAAAACCCTTTGATGAATCTATGAGATTATCTAATAATCTTAGCTCTTCTTTTGAATTAGCTTGTATTGCAGCAAGTCTATTTTCTTCAGATGTTTGAATTTGACTGTTTAATTCCTGTTGTCCAGGTACTAAATTAACAGCCTCTTCTATCTCTAACTGCCCTGGTTGGACAGCATATGATCCGTTATGTAATGTCATTTGTTATGCTGGTTTTGGACCACGCCACCAAGTGTCGTAGCGATCATTTGTTACATCATTAGCCATACCTCCCAATACAGCTTGACCCATACCCATTGCAAATGTCATGTTTGGATTACCTAGTACTGGAGGTGGTTCAGGTAGATCATTCCAAGGTTGGATAGCAACCTTACTGAATTCCTGATTAAGAGTATTCTTAAGTTTTAATCTTGTTGACTCGTTACCTTCTTTTAATCTATAAGAAGCTTCAGTTAAGGCACGACGTCTTGCAGCTTGACCAAAGCCAAGCTTCTGTTTATTCATTAACAACATACGAGCAACTGACTTTCCTCCAATCCCACGTTCAGAAAAACCAGCTTCTAGTTCTCCCTCTGCTTTCATAAATTTAGACCAGTCAACACTGTTATCTAACATTGCTTTTGTCACAGCATTATTCATTGAAATCTGTGATTTTGTATAAGCACGTTGAGCTGCAAGCTTTGAATTATCTACTTGTTGCTCAAAGTAGACTTTCTTTGTTTGGTATAGACGATGGTTACGCATGGTTTTACCCTCGCGTATCTTCATTCTATGGTTATAAGCTCTTGTCTTTTCTTTGTTGGCTTGTTGGACGCCCATTGCGTCGCCAACGGCTCCTAATGCTCCTACTGCTATTACTGGATCGCACACGGGCAAACTCTATAAAGGATAAATTGTTGGGTCCATGTTTAAATCTTCTAAGAAATTTGAACCCTAAGAATCGAAGTAATTTCA